CCTCCGCCTCGGGGACCGGGTTCAATCCTTCCAGTTCCCTGATCTCATTGACGGTGTACGTGCCGATTTCCCACATCTTGCGGTAGTAATCCGCCCGATCCTTAGTCAATTTGAGCAGCAAGGGCCGGAAATCATGCTTGGTGTAGTAACCGGCATCATAACCATCCTCACCAAGTAGTTTGAAATCGACGCACTTCTCAAACCGAATCGCCCAGGGCCGCAGGCACGAGATGATGTAATCGTCATTGGCCGCTTCCAGGTTTGCCAGGTGGGCAGTGGTGAAATCGGCCAGTTTATGCGGAGGGAGCCGCCAGATCCGCGCGATTTCAACGACCTGGAACTCCCTGGAAGCAAGGAACTGGGCCTGCTCCGGGCTGATCTGATTCATCACGAACTCGACACCCTGTTGCAGCACGGCAATCTTGTTCGCCGCCGCGGAACCCTGGTGCACAAGGTTCCACTCATTGCGGAGGTTGGCCCTTGCCTCGTCGGTCATTCGGCCGGGGTATTTGAGCCATCCTGATGGAATAGCTCCCTGTCCCATGAATGAGGCCCCGAATTGCTCGAGTGCTTTGCCAAGGCCGATGCCTTCACGTCCCAGGGCGACTGGTGAATAGCCCACAAGGCCATTGAAGCCCAGTCCGGCGAAATGCAGCATGTCCCACGGGGCAACCTTGCGATAGCGGGTATTGCCTGCCGCTCCCGCCTGCTGCTGCGATTGGATCTCGTAGAACAGGTCCCCGTTCTTGGTGCGCTTCGGGACGATCGTGGAAGGGTGAAGCATGTGCAGTCTTATAGGCTCGCCCGAGCGGGCCCATTCGATCTCCGCATAGGCATTACCCCACCCGCACACGTGGCCACTATAAGCCTCGCGCCATTGCAGCTCGGTGCATTCTCCATCAGGGGACCAGTTGAATAGCCTGCTGACTGGATGATCAGGTTGGATCTTGGAGCCACCGCCAGGCAGCCGCTTGAACACGGTGAACGGCAAACTTGCCAGGTCCTCGGTGATAACGCGGATTGCCGCGTACCACGCCAGAAAGGTCAATGCCGTCTGAGGAGTGACCAGCACTCCCGCGATAGACGGCACTGTGAGGCTGGCCGTGAAGCCCGGTGCTGACAATCCAGCCGCCGAACTATAGCGTTTCTCGCGCTTCAGGATCGAGGGGATGCGCTTCACGCTTTAGATCATTCCCTTGCCGGCCGTCTGGCCCTTGACCGACTTCCCAGTGACCTTGGTCGCCGAACCCTTGGGGAAATCGGCTCCTCCTTCGCCGCCGATCAAAACATTGCCGTCGTCGCCAGGTTCAAAGCGCTCTGCCTCAAACCCTCCAGTGACGAGATGCTGGAGCACCATTCCACCCACACCCTCGGCAAGCACCGTCACGACCTCACCGGGCAGTGGGGCCAGAGATCGCTGATTGATCGCGCCTGGCCGAGCATCAATCACCGACCGGGTATAGTCGCTGCCAGGACCGATGGCTGGGTTGAAGTTCCGCATCGTGGGCCTCGAGGTCTTCATCGGTCCCTGATCCGGCTCCTTGCCGATCGGGAGCGGTCGCCGTTCCCATTGGCTCGGGAGCCGCTGAACCGGTCCCGAACCGCCCTTGGGCATCGTTTCGCGCGTTTCCATGTGGATCTGCCTTTCCGGGTTCATTTGCCCATTAAAACAACCGCGATATTAGCTGCCGTGGCCGCATTGATCGAGATATTGGCGTTGGCCGCGTTGACCGTGGTGCCATTGACCGATTCGACGCAGGTCCGGCTGGAGGCCGTCACTGTGAGGCTCGTGGCGCCCAAAAAGTTGCAACCGTTGGTCCCATTGGTCAATAACGTCGAATTGACCGCCACATTGCCGTCCAGACCAGACAGATTAAAGATGATCGCCTCGTATACCGTCGCAAAGACGGTGTCGCCGGCGAATCCATTGGTGTTGGTCTGAGTGTTAGTGAGCGGCACAACGACCGCGGAGCCGTTGGCTGTCACCAAGAACGCGCCGTTCTTAGTGTATCCCAGGTGACTCGCCGTTGTGACCATGCCATCGAGCTGGATCACCGCCGCATTGGCGTTCGAGGCACTGGCGAATACAGTATTCGAAGCAGCGCGGAACGCGACGCCGCCTGGCTGCCGGCCAGCCATGAAGGATGCGCTCTGAAAATCCAGGGCCTGCACATAAGGAATAAGTAATACCGAATTCGTGTTCCCGGAATTCGATGACGTTTCGATCTGTTGAAGGTTGTTGAACACGAATGATGCATTCGTGTTTGTCGTTGCTAGGCCGAGTGGTGCCGCCATGCTTAAAGTCCCTTTCCTTGTGGGAGGTTACAGAGCAAGTTGCCCTGTGGATTCATAGACTGATGCGCCATGATTCTCGGGGTCCGCCTTGAGCGCCGCGAGAGCGTTGATCAGGGCCGCGAGAGCATCGATTCTCTCGGTCACACTGGACTTGTCGGGGTGAACAAGCCCCGTGGTTCCACGCTTCAACGAGCAGTTGGCCACTGCCCAGTTGAGGATTTCATTGCCTCCGTGCTCAATTCCTTTCCCGAGGACCAGTTCCTCGAGATACACGCAAGCTTCGTTTAATGTGATTGGTCCTTGGGGGATTCCTTTGACCGGGATCTGAGCCTCATTATACAACCAGTTCAACATCTCAGTGCAATATGCTCGATCCGCAAATAGACTGATGATTGGAGTGTGCTGATTGAACGCAGCTATGTCCTTGCGGATCTGGCCATCATCCATCGCGTTCCCCGGTGTGAAATGTAGCAAGCCGATCCGATGCCAGTGCTCATAACGATCTTTGTTGCGGATCTCATCGCGCCACTTGCCTTCTTTGGGGACCCAGCACCGGCCCGCGACCTTCACGCCGCCATCTGTAGGCCATACGATCCAAAATGCACTCATGTCGCCCGTAACACCCTTATCGAACCCGGCATAACAGGGTGTGCCCAGATAATCCTGGACGTCCTTGCCACCAAGGCAAAGAGCGCAATCATCCCAGGCTTTGACCGACAGCCAGCGCTCTGCTTGCTCGGTCCATTGATTCAAGTAGAGCTGTCTGAATGTATTTTCGTAAGCTGGGAGCTGCTGGGCCCGCTTGCATTCCTTGCGGATGAAATCGATGGAACAAAAATCCCCGAGACCTGGCATTCCTTTTTTCCATGTCGTTTCATCTGTCCAATCATCCGCCTTGTCAGCCGCGAAAATGATCGGCAGGAAACCTGGATCGTCGATGAGACCACTGCACACCCCCTCGGCGTACTTCCATTGCTCATAGCAGAGGGAAGTCTGGTCCCATCCAGCTGTCGTGATCATGATCGTCAAGGGGTCGACCGTAGCCCCAAAGGCTGTCGTGAGAGCGTTGAATAGATTGCGGTTCGGCCACACCCATAACTCATCGGCGATGACTGTGGTCGGGCGGAGCCCATATTTCTGAGCATGCTCAGAGCTCAGGGCTTGATAAAGGCCATTGATCGGCTTGCATTCGATCCGCTTGTAGCCATCGTAGCAAAGCGAGATATCCGACAAGGCTTGCGACTGGCGGATCATCCCCGAGGCCGCCTTGTAGATTAATGCAGCCTGCTCGCGGTCCCCCGAGGCGGAATAGATGTTCTGCGACTGCTTCCCAGTACCAAACATCAGATAATTGAGGATCGCTGCGGCGAGCTCGGTCTTACCGTTCTTGCGCCCTAGGGCGATAAAGACCGTGTGATAGCGCGACTTACCCTTCTCATCGAAGATCCGCTGCACGATATCTTCTTGCCAGGGACGGAGGGCGAACTTCTGGCCCCAATAATCGCCGGTGTGGTGGAGCTCATTGATAAACTCCACGGCTGGATTGGATCTGATCTTACGCGGACGGCCGCGCTTCCGAGGTGTGGCCAGGACTGTCATGCGCGGAGCTTGATTCTACTTTCGATCGATTCGCTGCTTGATTTACCTTGCTTGGAATCCGAACGCACGAGTGTCGTTGATGGCTTGATAGTCAAGCCGAGCTCCCGCAGGAGCCCGCGACGTTGTGCAGTCAATGTATGAATGATGGTCGTCTTGTCGGCCACATAGGCGATGTCGAGCCGTTCCTTGACACGAGCACATTCCGTGATAATCGATAGATCAACCCGGTCCAAGCATCCACGCAATTCCATCACATCAATTAGTCTGTGGAATTCGGCGAGCGCTACGGTACCAAGCGGGGAGGTTGGTTCGATTGCTGCATGCGGAATTCGTACCGAACTTACCGGCATGTTCTTCGCTGTTTTCACCTTTGGTCCGCGCATCGCATCAACTTCCGAAAAAGCCATCAAAAAATGTGCAAAA